GTAAAATCCAGGTTTCTCTTCCAAGTGTTAAGGGTCGCCTCAAGATTTTGGGAGTTCACGCACGAGGTAAGAAGTTCGCATCAGATGTCCGTCTCAAGAACATCGCGAAACAGACAACCGGTTTCTCCGGTGCGGATCTAGCCAATTTCCTCAACGAGTGCGCTATCCGCGCCGTCAAGGATAACGACGGGACGATCACGACCGAAATCACCGAGAACGTATATCAACGTATTGTCATTGGTGCTAAGGGAGATGTTAAATATTCCATGCGCAAGAAGGAGCTCGTAGCTTATCACGAGGCTGGACACGCTATCATCGGCGTTCTCGTACCGGATTACGATACAGTTCGCAAGGTATCTATCATGCCCCGCGGTGCTGCGGGTGGTGTGACATTCTTCCAACCTTCGGAGGATAACGCAGACTCACCCTTTTACACGAAAGAGTATCTACTCGCTCAGATCCTAGTCGCCCTAGGTGGTCGCGCAGCTGAAGAGGTTATCTACGGTGCTAACCGTGTCACGACCGGTGCGAGTTCCGATTACGCGATGGTGTACCAGATTGCCCGTGAAATGGTCACGACGTACGGGTTCGGTAAGAACAATTACGATTATCGTAACCTTTCCCCGTCAGCCGCTCTTAAGGTGGATAACGAAATAGATAACATCGTATCCCAGTGTTACAAGTACGCAGTCCAGATGTTGAAGGATAATAAAGATAAGCTCGAAGAACTCAAGGAATTACTCATCGAAGAGGAGATCGTCGATGGGGAGGTCGTGTACGATATGATTGGACGAGGACGATGTAATTCGTTTGACTGCTCGGTCAGTTTTGAATAAACAAATTAACAAATAACAAATTCAGTTTTAAATAGCATGGATGTGCATTTTAAAATTGAAATACAAATATTTTTAAAAAACTAAGACTAAATGCTTAGTTGGAGAACGCGAGGCCACCCATACCCGACTGGATGCGGAGGACGTTGTAGTTGACCGCGAACATGTTGAGGTTGGTCGCGTCGGCGTTACCATTAGCGGTTGTGATCGCAACCTGGGCGTTATCGATACGCGAGAAGTTGCATGTACCGGTAGGCTGGTGCTCCTCGGGCTTGAGCGCGAAAGAGTACGAGTACACACCGGCGTAGGGGGAGCCGGAGTGGTGGTTGTACGCCTGGACCTGGTTGAAGTACTTACCGGACTGCTCCTTGAAGCGGTCCTGGCCGTTGAGTACGAGCTTCATGGAACCGACGGTGCCGGCGTTCTCCTCGGTGAAGGCGTTGGCAGCCTGGGTACCGTCAGTGCCGACCTTAAGCATGGGAGCACCGGAAGCGGAAGTAGAGATGAACGCGTTAGACGCAGCGATCGCGGTGGGGTCAGACTCGAGGATGATGGCATTGTCCGCAGCCTTCGACGTGAAGTTCCAGAGACCCTGTTGGTCATCGTTCGAAGACAGACACCATACGAGCTCCTTGACGGGATGGTTGTACGAGAGGCGGACCTGCTTGGTCTTGCCAACGCCAGCCACAGCACCGGAAACAGAGTCAACACCAGTGTGCTGAACCTGCTCGATCAGGTACTCGTGACCCTTCTGAGCGAAGCGACGACGCTCCTCGGTGTCAAGGTAGATGTAGTTAGCCCACACCTTGAAGGTGGTGCCATCAGTGTGAGTGGAGAACTGATCAGTGAGGTCGAAGTCGAGACGGACCTCGTGGTACTGAAGCGCGATGAGGGGGAGCGCGAGACCGGGGTTGCGGTTGAAGAAGAAAATCAGGGGAAGGAACACCTGAGAATTGACCGCGGTGGTCATCTTACCCCACGAAGCCTTCTTGGACTCGTCGAGGTAAAGCTCGGAGTACAGGCGCCACCACTTCTGGTAGTGCTTGTCGATGCGCTGACCACCGATGGAAAGCTCAACATCCTTGACGGCACGCTCAGCGACCCAGCAGGCATCGGCGTTCGCCGTACCGGTACCAGTCTCGAGACCGGAGGCGGCCTTGAGCTCGATGTACATGTCGTTGACGAGGTCACCGTTGCGCGCAACGGTGACAGACACGCGACCGGAGTTGGAGGCAGTACCGTTGACGGTCTGCTCGATGTTCTCCATCGCGAAGTTGGTGTGGCGGCGGTAGACCGCCTGGAAGAAAGTAACCTTAGGGTTGCCGGTCAGGTAGACATCCTGGGCACCGTAAGCGACGAGTTGCATGAGACCACCGGCCATTGTGAGTTGTTGTACTATATACCAACATTTTTTTTGAGCCGCGAAAAACACGGCACCATTTTTCCTCACCTTACATAAATGTCCCAACACACTCATTCCGAAATCGAAGCCGAGGCCAGTGCCGAAACAGTATCTGAGTATGAAGATGAATCTCAGCCTGGTGATATTGACCAGGTAGATCTCACACAATACGAGGATGAGGATGATGTGATGAGTCCCATGGAAGCCATGCTCGGTTCCGTCCTGACAACACAGGACGGTGATACAGTTTGTACCGCCCTCGTAAATATGGGTCGTCAGATGGAAATTCAGAATAAGATTCTTGTTAAAATTTTATCATCCCTCCAGAAGAATAACACTGCTTAAAAAAAGAAATCTATATTTAGGAAATGACAGGGGTAGCTACACATTTCATCGATGAAACATCTAACCGGGATGACGCCGCCAGTGCAATGTGGACCAACCAAATTCAAACTTTTTCCCACGACGATGTCATGAAATTTCTCGTCCAGCTGGAAGATATGTGGAAAATCAATGACCGTGACGACATATATTTGTCCTACCGTATCGGCTATGAAAACTTTTTTACGAAAGATGAACTGACAGAAGATGGTTTACCAGTATCTATTGACATCTCACGTGTCGAATCCAAAGTTAAGCGTATGAACGAACGTCTATGCGAACTTTACCATAGAGCAGACACTCTTAACATGATGGATATTGAAGACGATAACGATATGAAGATATCCGTTCGCATCAACCGTCTTCTGGATCAAGTAGACGATGCATGGCAGATTGTATTTCGACACGCTCGCATAAGTGAACGTATGAACAACCCTACATATGTTCCAATTAACCCAGAAACCGACCCATCTATTTTTAGGATCTCCACGATTAACAACATAGACGAACTTAACCCATTTCAGCAGGGTGTTTTACAGACACTCAAGGATCTCTACCGGCGACAGATTAGACGATACAAAGGGCAGTGTTGTGTTCAGATTAAGACACCCGACGGTGCAGGAACTCGAGCTTGGAAACCCGTGGAAACGATCAAGGATTACGTATACGGTGTTGCTAAGAAAGAAGTTCAATTTGACTTATGGAAGAACCTTACTGCACGCGCACCCGGTCATAATGATCTTATCCGCCACTTAGAAAACATAAAAGATATGCAATTCCCCGAAATTCAAAAGAACCGTCACGTATGGTCGTTTAAAAACGGTATTTTCATCGGTAAGGAATTTGATAGCGAGAAATCGGATATTGTCAACCCACACTGGCGTGCGAGTTTTTACACGTATGAGTCAAATGAATTCAAAAACTTGGATCAGACGATCGTAAGTTCTAAGTATTTTGATCAGGATTTCACAGACTATTCTGAGATTAACTGGCGCGACATACCGACACCCTTTTTCGATTCCGTGTTGAACTATCAAAAGTTCGATAAGGATGTATCCGAATGGATTTTTGCTATGGGTGGTAGACTATGCTTCGATGTTAATGAGATTGACAAGTGGCAATGCATTCCTTTCCTGAAAGGTGTTGCACGCTCGGGTAAGTCTACACTCATCACGAAGGTATTCAGAAAGTTTTACTGCACGGAGGATGTTAAGACCCTATCGAATAATGTAGAGCGGAAGTTTGGATTGTCGGCTATCATGGATGGATTTATGTTTATTGCGCCAGAGATCAAGGGTGACCTGGCACTTGAACAGGCCGAGTTTCAGTCGATCGTGAGCGGTGAGGATGTATCTATCGCAGTGAAACACGAGAAGGCTAAATCGTTTGAGTGGACGGTACCCGGCATTCTCGGGGGTAATGAAGTCCCGAATTGGCGTGATAACTCTGGCAGTATTTTGCGACGTGTACTGACTGCTGATTTTACAAAACAGGTTCGTGAAGCAGACCCCACCCTCGACGGTAAACTCGAAGGGGAACTTCCATGCATTTTACAGAAGTGCGTGCGCGCGTATTTGGAGTTTGCGCAAAAATGGCCCGAGAAAGATATCTGGAACATCGTACCCAAGTACTTTGTAGATGTTCAGCGCCAACTCGCCACGGCTTGTAGTCCCCTAGAATCGTTCTTATCAGAACCGTGCATTGAGTTCAATCCCGATAAAAAGTGTCCACTCAAGTTTTTCAAGAAAAAATATTCCGAATTCCACGGTGTCATGCACAAAACACTCAATCAGGATATCTGGGCGGGGCCATTTGGATCCAGAGATATCAGGGTTGTACGTATCGCAGAACCTACAAAATATCAGAGCTGCGACGATACATTCCCGGTCATGGAACAGAATGGCACCGAGTTTATTATGGGTCTCGATATCGTAGATATGTCGGCTAAACCTGTAATGTCGGTAGGAACTGATTAAAAATGTCTGTGTAATATATGGGTTTATTTAACGAATTTGAAAATTCGAATTCGAATTCGAATTTGAACACCCCTCTTACGTCTCAGAACATGATACGACGCGCACCCTACCTCACCAACCAGGAACGCGGTGCGTTGATGAAAAATGCTATGCAGTTACCAGTAAATAAAATATCGTCTCGGATCGGTACTATCACCGGCGATAAATTTCGTAGCACCAATTTTACACAATTGAAGATATCACCTCTACAACTATCAATTTTCAATGGAATGGTAAATCAGGACGCGAAAAATGGTAATTACTCAGTTAATGTAAATCCAATACTGTATAAAAAACCACACAAACGAAAACCTATATCACCCGGATCTACATTGGATGTAGAGGTCAATAGCATCATATTGCGCTATGGGCGAATGGCTATAGGCGCGAAACATACGTTTACAGTTAAGCCTAATGCTAATAATGTGAAGAAGCATGCTTATTTCCTTGCAGAAATTAACGGGCGTATATTCGAAAATGGATTGGAAAGTAAGTTCATGGTTAAAGTTTACAAGAATGGAAAGATGCAAGTTTCCGGTGGAATTCTAAACAATAATATCCGACACCCAGAAATGATACGGAAATATATCGTGGACACGTATATACCCAATGCTAGGTTTCTGTATAATCCTATTAAATATGTTGTGTTAGTTGGGACATTCCAAACAAACGGTATTCTTAATTTGGCTGGTATAGCGTCGGCATTTTCTAGATCTAGAAATGCTTCGTATGAACCAGAATTACGCCCATCTTTAAAAATGGTACATAAAAACCAAGGGTTTCAATTATTTCGCTCGGGTAAGATACAAATCATGGGTGCTAAAACGACGAGAGACTTGAACAATGCGTATAACATTGGTAGCGATCTCGTGAAAGAATTAAATGTTATGGGATTGATTAGCAATTTCAGGAATGTTAACCTCAAACCAGTCGCGAAGAAAGTGCGTGTAATTAAAAATAAACAGGTAAACAACGCTAGTAATGCTATTAGTTATTTTAATAAGTCGAATTCTAAGAATGGTAAAAATGGTATACGTGTAGGTAAGAAGAAGTGTGCGACAGTACCTCGCCCAAAGCTCGTCGCAGTTGCGGAAAAGATAGGTATTGTTGATATCACCGGAAAAACGACCAAACCTCAGATATGCGCAAAGATAAAGGACAAGGTATACGGTAAATTCACCGTTAAGAATAGACCTTGTAAGGCGTACACAATAGAGGAACTCATACCTATCGCGATAACGAAAGGTGTCCCCATTTCCGACTTTGACACGGTTGATACTATTTGCAAAAAATTAAACATTCCCAAACCCTTACCGGTAAATGTCAAAAAGGTTGAAAAGGCTGCTAAGGCTGCGAATAAAAAGGTTAAAGCTCAAAGTAAAGTGTTGGAGACACGGGGTTTGTCTAACACGGGGATTAAAAAAGATATACAAAAATTATATGGTAAGAAGTGGTTGAATACGTATAAGAATGTAATGCCTTCACTCGATTTAGATGTCGCCGAACTCAAGAAACGTATAAACGCGGCGAATTTAAAAAAGAATAAAGCAGGTGTACCGTTTAAGATGGGTGTCAACACTATTAAACGTGAAACCGTCTCCGAGTGGAAAATGCAGAGGCGAAAGAAATTAAATAACAAACTAAACGCGTTGAATAATAACCTCGCCAAGAACCTGGAAAATGTCATGAACAAAAATAAGACACCTTCACCCCCCAAGAAAAGGTCATTTCCCAAGGGTACTAAGGTCGAACAGTTATAAAGACTTCGATGGTTGTGTTATAAATGGACGATATACGTCTCACATTTATTCATTCTCTACGGGATAGGGGTTCACCCCGCGTGGATGAGGAGTGTGAAAATATATCAAAACGCATTACAACATCCTTACTAGATAGTTTGTTTTACGTTATTTGTTCATATATTCGTGAAGAGCGTTATATGGACAAAGAATGGGGAATGGGTCGACAAGAACGTGAATATTTATGCTCAGATGATTTCATGAACGCAGCTGATGCACAAAGATGGATTGATGAAAATCGCGAAACAGATGATATAGGCTTAATTGTTCATATATTTGATAACGTATATGACATGACACCCGGTAAGCATAGACGGTCGTTGCTGTATATTCTCAACATGTTATATTTCGGTTTATAAGCTTATGTGGTTCAGACATCTGTTTCAGATGTGAAACATGATAGGAAAAATTATATCCAATAAACTCCTCTTTAATCTGATCAGATAAGGTATATCCCTGGTTACGCATCGAAACACCCGAACACACAGACATATGTTCTAATTTAAGAAAACGATCTTCCATCATGACAAACATTTTAAGTGAATCCATAGAAAGACCGTCACTTTTCATATTCTCGTACATCTTCTTAGAAGCACCGTCGGAAATATGAAAGTATTTAGTTTTGTATCCTAGAATACTGACCTCTTCCCCTTGGTTTTGACTCGCATTGTGTAATAAAATAAACAGTATAAATAAAAACAATAGTGCTATCATCTAGTGTTATTCAACATTATAAAAACGTCATTAATTTTATGGATAATTTTGAAAAGATCATCCCTTGTCTGAACAGATGAAGGAACGATGATTTCAAATTCAACCTGATACATGACCGAATCTTCCGCGTCCATGTCATGACTATCCCCAGTCATGATAGTGAGATCGATAGAAACATTTTTACGTATATACGATAAACGTTGTTTCGTTTTTTTCTTATCCATCTCTCGATCAATATCATCTGGCATAGGCACTTCCTTCGAAACACTGAAACGAATATCATACGGAGTGTTCAACATGTGTTTGAAGTCATGGTTGATGATACGCTCTTTCTTGATAATCACTTCTTCACCCGTAGCCTGATCAGTGGAAATGCGCACACCGTCAGAAACCCGGTAAAAAACTTCATGTTCGGTCCCTACCATCTTTTCCCATCCGGGAAATTTAGATAACCCCATCATTAATTGGTCGAATGCAACTTTCCCTACGTTCGTATCAAACATAGTACCGTTAAACTTTCCTAGTCTGAACTCGATTTCGGTATATTCATCATCCTTATACTTCTGGACGAGGGGAAAAAGTGTGTCAGTTATATGACGCACATCCATATTCAATGATATAAAACCTATATTCTTTAAACGACTTAGGTTAAAGTTATCGTTCATGTGTAATACATGCGCGGATTTATAAATAATGATACGATGTGCTATTTTAATAGCGCTGTTCAGTGTCTTTTCAATATACCCATATTGACGAACCACTTTTTACGGGATCCATATACGGGAAAATGTATGTTTACAACTCTTTATCAAATACTTCTGAAACAGTATTGGACGGCTGATAAAACACCCATTAATCTAGACGGTCTACACTTTGCATTTCAAAAGGAGTTTCCCCGTTTTAGATCGGATGAACAACATGATGTTCAAGAGACAATGTTATGTATAATTGATATACTGGAGCGTAGTCAACCTATAGTAAAGGACTGGTTGTACGGCAAAAAAATGCAGGAAACTATATGGCCAGGGGGTAAAACAATGAATGAAGAAGATTTCAGTATTCATTTATTGAATTACAGGGGTGACCCCGACATGTCTAAGATGATCAAAGATAGCACGGATTGGAGTGTATTGGAGAATTTTCAGGATAACAATGGAACGACATATAACGCAGCTACAACGAGAATGTTGTTTTCTAAACTCCCACACATTCTTATGATTTCATTTGATACGAAAAGTCGTATAAAAATGATACAAAACATGACACTAGATGGTCACCAATACAAAATAGTTGCATGCGTCTTGCACGTCGGTAATCAACGTGGTGGTCATTACGTAAGCTATATACGCCGCAAAGCAAATTGGTACTTTATCAATGACGAACATGTGAAGGAAGCGACACCACCCGAAGATGGTAGCTATTACCTCATGGTATACAGTTCATAAAATCAGACATAGAAATATCTTCTTTTATGTTGACGAGCGTTCTGTAGAACGTGCGCCTACTGTTAGGGAACGTCTTATCATATCTTCTTAGGATGGGTTTCCACCACATGGGTGTATCCTTGTGCATATATTGACATTCTACGATCGCACCGTCTTCCATCCACTCGAGGGCATACGGTGGAACCATGTGATCATAAATCTCAGATTCGAAAATCAACTTCCCCCGCTCCTGTACATACATTTTCCATATATTATCAACCCTCTTTAGCTGGAAATCGATTGTATTTTTGTCTCTTGGTTTCCATTTAAACATCGTTTCATGAGTACCAGTTTTAATCGTTTCGTTTATGGGTGTGAATATAAGTCCATCGATATCCTGTGTCACCGTCGGGAGATAAGTTTCCATAAACATCTTGTAATCTGACATAAGGTGAAAGGTTTTGATTTTAAGTTTTACTGGATCGTACTTCAAACTCGTAAGCATTTTTTTAACATTTTCAATAGATTTCAGTCTCGACAAAAAGTCCATATTCCCGACGACCTTTCCACATTCAAGTAGCATATCATAAATCATAAACGTGTCTCCATACATTTCACCTTCCATTATAGTTCCATCATACACAGGCTTTCTAAAATTAAGTGGACATGAAAACATTTCCATAGCCCGGTTCAGAAAGATGCATTGCTTTTTATTTTCGTACATGAACGCGAGCATCATAAAACGCACGCCATCAGTCTTTTCACACACAACGTAAGGATTAGATGCGAGTGTATTGAAGTGACGATACTCAATCGAGATAGGCTGACTTCCGGGAAATATATTTTTACCAGTCGTTCCCCATGAGTGCTCCATGAAGGAAATCGCATATCTGTAAAGAGGGTCGTCTCGCTTTACAGATAGACGTTGCATTGTACACAAGTTTTTATTATTATCTTTAACTAGATTTAATACCAGCTGAATTCAATATGTTCCCGAGACACTCGTGTGTGTAAGTGACAACGATGTTAGCAGCGGTATACGCCACGATTTTCACCCCGTTTTCTCTAAACTTATCGAACATTTTCTCTGACTTAGGATGTATTTTTACATCACCTGTGCGTCGACATTTAATACGTTTGAGTGTTGGTTTACACATCATTAACCAAGTTTTCGCAGATGTAGACGTTACATTGTAATAGTCTTCACTGATACAAGATGAGACATTCGTATCGAAATGCATACCCATCTGTCGTGTAGGTTCACTCGAACCATTTACAACTTTATCTTTGAACATCTTCCAATCGATGCCATCTTTGACCGCGGGAAACACGAGTACATGCATATTTTCATTAGGTTCAAACACGGTCGCCAAACTCTTATCATCCACTTGTATACCAAAATCGATGAAGAATATACGGTCATGCGTTTTCATACTATTCTCTATACACTCAGACTTTGCATACGGATCATCGTTTACAAAAGCAATCTCATGTTGAACCCCCTCATTTTGCATACTTTTTATGTTACATCTCAGAATAGTATGCAAGGTCTTCACATGACACGCGCCACTCCTTGTCACGACAATCGTTCGAAGCTTCATTTACTATTCTAATACGCTAAGCCTTAAGCCTATCGTTTAAGCACCCTGAAAAGGGTAAATTCCCTACATGCCCTAACGTAGTATTGACATCTGCATATATCTTTCCACCCATTTGCTGCCAGCGTCTACAAAAGGCATAATCTTCAGATAAATACCGTTTAGATTCTGGGTCTATCATACAATCAAAAATGGCACAATATTCATCAAAATCACGGTTCTGGTGATCATTTTTACACGTGAGCGTGGGTCCGTAGTGTTCGTGCATTTTTTCGAGTGCAGATCGGGAGATCATCATAAAACCCGTGGGTCCGTCCAACACTTCAACAAAACCATCAACCACCGAACGTTTCGCCGCCCCTATATTAGCAACGAGACTGGAGGATAGAAAACTCATATCTCTATTATCACCATTTTCTACCGCAGAGCGAGCTTGATCCCACATGACAACCTTCTTGGGATAACAGGCAACGGAAATGTCATGCCCGGATCGCAAAAGTCGAAGAACTGCAGCGGGGTCAAATTCGACATCCGCATCGATAAACATGAAAAAATCCGCATCGGTTTTTTGCATGAAACGCCCGATTGAAACATTTCGAGCCCTATGAACAAGGCTTTCATTTTCAGTCGTATCAAGCATTAACTGAACACCCTCACGAATAAGAAGTATCTGAAGCTGTACAATACTCTTCAGGTACTTTTCTAAACACAGTCCACCGTAACACGGTGTACTTAAAAAAAGTTTTACCATCTCTATTGTGTATTACATTTTATCCTCTAAGTGTCGTTTCAGTATGACGACTATTTTATTTAGTGTCGGGATAGAGACCCCACACTTTTCACACAGTTCGGACTTTGACATCCGCTCTCCCAATACAATGAATATAATAGCAGTCGCAACACTATTCGGAGACTTGCTCATCAAATCCACACACTCTTCCAATTTATTACACATCTGGTTACATTTCAGACGCTCTTCTCGTGATATCTCAAACGAATTAAGTAATCGCGACATGACATTGAACGGTTTTGTAACGTAATTTTTTTCCGTCTTTTCATCCTTTATAATTCCAGTGAACATGGTCGTCGTACGACTGATATCCTTACATTGAATACCAAACATATCAGCAACTTCCTTTGTTGTTCGGGGAATATTCGCCAATCTACACGCATATAAAACGCAGTTTGCTTTTACTCCCGACCTAACAGCTCCACGTGTCAGTTTGTTTTCATTAAATTTTTTGTATAACGTTTTCGCATCTTTCAAAACACCTTCGGGAAGACTTGTACAAGCCTCATCTATGTCTTTGTATGCGTGAAACAAAGACCTATCCCTATGGTTCATAGAACTATGAAAATTTATTTTAGCCATCCGCTTCGTTTCGTAACTCGATGTACACTTAGTTGCGATGACCGTACCCTTTCCCCATGCAGTTGAAAACAAATCCTGATTACTCGTCGGTACCATGCAACGCGATGGGTCTGAAACTCTACCATCATCAGATACACCACTCGTCCATTCCGCTGTGTCGTCGATATAAATTGAGTCAACTTTCCCACACCCCGTGCATACCATCCCCTCCCGTGTAAGTGTTTTATATTCTGCACAGTCTGTGCAAAATCTATTATCCACTGGCTTTAGTGTCGGTGTTTTAGTCTTTTGTGTTTGGTCGACATGGGACCAGATAGCAGCCAATGTAATTGAATCCATGTAAAATACCGTTGTCTTTTTTTATTTTACAATTGACGCACTTAGGTTAGAAATTTATGTTGTCCATCTGTATTCGCGCTCGCTCTTCAATTCTATCGACAGTCTCTTTGAAACGTGAAGAACCTGGACTTCGGGGAACCCATGCATTCCATTCACGATCAAGAGCTGCAGCGTCCGGGGGTAGTTGTAATCGTCCTTCGAATTCACTATCAGATACGACAAAACTGTCAGCATCACTTCCGGTATCATCACTTTCATTGCACACGACACTGTCTATATCAGTTTCTTGTTCACTATCTATCACGTACATTCGATCAACTTCACTAATGCATTTGAAGATCGTATCTTTCCCTGGGAAATGTTCACTTATACTTTCTTCTCGAAGTATATTTGTTTCCTCATCCAAAGTATACACTTCCGCACCCTTATACGTACAAGATGTTTCCGAATAGTATTTAACAATCAAGTAATCGTCGCAGTGTTCTTCTACGATGGCATACGCATCGTCGTCTACATCGTCGAAATTCACGAGAACTCGTATGAGATCTCCAGGCTGAATTTCAGAAAATTCAAACATTTCTGTATAAAGATTTAGCACAAAAATATTATACGATTATAACACACGTGATGGGAATCGAAATTTTTTCGAAGTTGGATTGTAAATACTGTACATATGCAGAAAACATCTGCAAGGATTTGAACCTCGAGTATACAAAAATTATTGTCGATAAAGATGAACTAAAAAAACAATGTGGATCTAGTGCTGTGGTATACCCACAAGTAAAAGTGAATAACAAATGTATCGGAGATTATTTCGCATTTCAGGAATATATCGATGAATCGGAGCCGATGCTTCTACCCACGATGAATAGATTTACAGTATTTCCGATAGAACACGAAAATTTGTGGTCCTTGTATAAAAAAGCTCAAATGTCGAACTGGACAGCGGAAGAAGTTGACGTGAGTGCTGACATGGATGACTGGAAAAAACTGAGTGACAACGAGCGTCACTTCGTTAAGTATATTCTTGCATTTTTCGCCGGTTCTGATGGCATTGTTTTTGAAAACATCAATAACAATTTTGCCGACGAAGTACAATACACTGAAGCTCGATCGTTTTATGCGTACCAGGTTCACAATGAAATGGTTCACGGAGAAACCTATAGCAAATTGATTGATAAGTATATTCGAGACAGTTCGGAAAAGAAACACTTATTTGACGCTATAACGACAATCGACCCCATTAAAAAAAAAGCGGATTGGGCGCTAAAATGGTTTGACACGGATAGACCGTTCGCTGAACGTCTACTCGCGTTTGCGTGTGTGGAAGGTATATTTTTCTCTGGTAGTTTCTGTGCTATTTTCTGGCTGAAAAAGCGAGGCCTCATGCCAGGGCTGTGTTTCAGTAATGAACTTATCAGTCGCGATGAGGGACTTCATCTCGAGTTCGCTCTCGAACTATTTAAAATGTTGAAAAATAAACCGTCTGAAGAGGTTATCCAACAGATCGTACGCGAGGCGGTCGAGATTGAAAAGGGTTTCATTCTCGAAGCGTTACCATGTAGCCTAATCGGTATGAACTCTGAAAAAATGTCAGATTACATCGAATATGTATCTGATCGTTTACTCAAGCAAGCGGGGTTCAATAAAATCTGGAACACACGAAATCCCTTTGATTTTATGGAAAATATTTCCCTAGATGGTAAGACTAATTTTTTTGAAAAGCGTGTCGGTGATTACGGTAAAATTGATGAAAGTACCACGGTCACGTTTGATGAAGAATTTTAAGCTACAATGGGCCTACTTCCATCAGCACATGTAACATTGAGACCCGTGTTCAGTGAGGCGGTGATACCGCTGATCATTGGCTGAGGCTTGTCACCATCAACCCCAAGATCCATGGGTGCGTACATCGCACCACTGTCGAAAGCTCCAATTTGTTCTTCCGCCATATCAGGTAGGGGGAGGGGGGCATCCGCCATACGGATAGGGGCCGCAGGTTTCATAGAAACCGTCGTATCAAGATCACTCTCTTCCAAGACAATCTCTTCATCGGTTACTTGTAAGTCGAGTTCCTCTTCCCCGGTCTCTTCCGGATACTGGTCAACGATTTCCTCGGGAGCGGGACCAATAACCCCAGCCTCCGCGGTATATCCTTCAGACTTTATGTTCATCAAACCCCATGTAACGAACATGAACACGATCGAGTGTAGGGCTAACCCACCCGATGTGGGGCACCCATTAGGCCCCGAAACCCATTTACCAAATATTGTTCGCATTAGCCTGAACGTATCAGGACTGGCAATTATGAAAAAGACTAGCGCAGCTAATATAGAATTCATTAATTTCTGCTCTTGCTTCTTACCATCGCAACCACAACCACAGTCCTTGAAAAGACCCATATTTTATTATACTCTGAGAAAAAAATATACTTAAAGTTTCGTCGCGTACATAAGATATAAGCAACCAATATGTCTACTATCATCCAGCGTTACGAGCAATTCGAACCCACTACCACTGTTCTTTCTGCCATGAAGAAGAACAAAAACGGTGGTAAAACTGTATACATTAACGCGCCAGATAACAAGAAGTTGTACCTTCAACTTCCTTTCATGAGATCTCCATTTGGCCTCAGCGCGTTTACCGACGAGGCTACTAACAAGACATCGTATTCTCTCGACCTTTCTTTTGACCCGGACAATGAAGGCGCCGTCACCCTAATGGAAAAGCTTCAGGCACTTGATCAGATGATCATCGAGACTGTAGCTAAGAATTCCAAAGAGTGGCTCGGCAAGCCTTACAACATCGAAGTCATTCGTGAAGCGTTGTACAAGCCACTCGTTCGTCCAGGTAAGGAGTCTTATCCATCCACCCTCAAGCTCAAGATTATGACAAAACCTACTGGAGAGTTCCTGGCCGAGGCCTATGACATAAACCAGAAGAGTATTTCCATCGACAGTCTCGAGAAGGGACAGAAGTGTATGTGCATCGTCGACTTTAACCAGATCTGGTTTATCGATAACAAGTTCGGTGTGAGTGTACGCCTCTCCCAAGCTCTTTGTGAGAAGTCGCAAAAGCTACCCTCCTTCGCATTCCAAGGTGTTGACCCTCCCGCTTCCGACGATGACGTCGACGATGGCGAAGATGAGTGTGAGGTTGATGAGTGATCAATATAATAAAAAATCAGAAAAAGAAACTATATCACCGTCTAGTATCAATTTATGAATTTCTAATTCAAACGCATTTAACATGAGTGGATTTATTTGCGCTTTCTTGTAAATTCTGGAAATGGGTATGTTTATATCATCGAGATGTAAGAGGAGGGCGTGTGCGTCTAGTTTTTCAATAGCGAATTTAAATTTTGAAATCGAAAATGTCTTCTTGTTTATTAAAATCTGATCCCTGATAAACACTTCAACATCACATATCGGATTATTCGATATCCTCGTTAAATTTCCCGTCGATATAAATAATTCGTTGATAGCAGGTAAAAGTAACTTTAAAAATGAACGCTTATTCTCTGTGAGTGACATGTTTATATATACCAATACTTTTTAGGTTTGACACGCCACGAATTGAGACACCAATGCCTTCATTTCATCATAACAATTCTCATGTAAGGTTTTCGCAAAAAATAACGTCATTTCAGCATCTCTATATGACATGTACGAATGTCCGTACTTCTCATATATTTCTGCGACATCGTCGAGGTTATTGTCACACCATTTATCAACTTCATCCTTAGTCATATCCCTGTTAAGCCCCTGTTCGATGAAATCGGCAACCTCGTCACTGAGAGGCATGTCGGTAGTCACGGTACAGTCGTCGTCTGGGTGGGACATTATTTTAGATTTTTCAATCAATCATACCAACTTAGGTATATTTTATTAAAAGAAACTTCCACCTTGTCTTCTTACAGCTCGTATTCTCTCTCTCGCCGCATTCCTAGATATGTTCGATGCTAAACGTCTCGCTGCTTGAACTCTCTCAGGTCCCATATTCATCTTTTCAACTCTCTGACGCTGTACAATTCTTTCAGAAGAACCTGCCATACGAGCCGGACGAATTACACCCGTACCTGGGTTTTGTTTCTGAAGTATATTCTTGTAGGATGGTCTAACAGGAATTGCCTGATTTTTCTTTCTATCAACGTTTAAAGCTAATGGATTCGTTCGCATTTTACCCTTCTGTGCGAGAGCTTTTTCGAATTGGACGTTTCGTTTCAATTTCATATTGAATAAAGGATTGTTTCTCACTAACTTAATATTAACGGGATTTATAACCTTTTGCTTATTAGCAGCATGCTTGATGCGTGTAGTAATTGCTCTCCTTTTTGCGTTCTCTATCCGCTTCCGCTCGACGGCATCCACTTTATTCTTAGAAGCTGCAGCTGTCAGACGTTTAGCGAGATTTTTCTTTCTTGTTGCGAACTGTTCTGCAGCTTTCGTCTTTTGATTGGTGATCAATTGCTTCGTTGCATTTTCTACATTTTTTGTTTTCATGTCACGTACAATTTCAGCAGCCTTCTTTTCAACATCCACCATTTTGAGTTCACCTTTTTGAATTTTTCGCATCAGGTCACCCCCCTTAGTTGCAATTGACGCCTTTCTAATTGGATCTGTACCCGTATACGTAGCCAAAATTTTACGCATTTTCGCAACCATTGCCATCTTATCCTGCACCAATTGGCGATTCGAAACTAACTTTTCATTCTTCTGCTTTTGCTCCACAATACGAGCCTGTTGCGCCTTCACTCTTAATGTCGCGTCTATTTTTTCTCTAGCCGCCGTAGCTTTATTCGACGCAGCTTTCATAGCGTTAATCGCCTTCTTATTAGCTAGGTCGTTATTAGATCTTTCAGCACTGGCTATATCCCGCGCCCGAGCCCTTTCCGCTGCAATCTGAAGACCCTCACGTTTTTGTTTTTCTATTTTCTCGAGGCGAGCTTTTTCTTTATTTATTAAAGCCTTTTCCTTAGCGATTTTATTCGCAGCAGCCTT